ATCTGTACTTCCGGCAGGACGATCCACTGCAAGCTGAGCCGGTTGTTGAACGAAACCCGCAGCGCCGATTCCGTAATCTGATCCGGCGGATTCGCTACGCCTCGAAACACCACGCGAGCTTCCGACTCCGCCGCGCCTCCCACCAGGTCAAAAAACACAAACTGAACCGTGACCTGCGCGCCTTTGAATCCCGTCTCGCGTTCGATCTGGGAAAAGTGCGAGTCCGCATTCGCCAGCATCACCTGAACCACCGCAGACCCGTCCAGCCCGTCCACCGGCGAACCTCGCAATTCGAATAAATTATGTTTTAAAAGCCGCGCCGGGTACGAATTGCCGCCGAACGTCACCGAGTGCGTGCTCCATCGCTCCGTCGATCCCGAGCTCAGCACGCAATCGAACAGAAACAGGGGAGTCGGCGGCGCTTCCTGTTCTTTCAATGTGTCGATCGTCGGCATTCTTTACCCCTCCGTGTCCACGATCTGAATCGTCGCGTCGTAAACGTCGGTTCCCTGCGCCGTCACCGTGAGGCTGTCCTGCGCGAACCGAGCCTTCGCATACACGCCGCCCTGTTCCTGCGTCTGCTTATAATCCGACGGCCCGAGCTGCGCTTCCACCTGCATCCCGAACAAATCCACCGTGGCTCCGGGAGCAAGCTGCGCGGCAAACGTCACCGAAATCGTGCTCTGTGCCAGGTTCCCAGCCAGCACAATCCGCAGCCACGCCGTGGTCAGCGCGAAGGTCTTCTGCGAGTTCGCCCCCGTGGTCGATAAACTCAGCGTCACGCTCGACCCGCCGATCGTCCGCGCCCACACGCTCATGCAATATTCGAAATTCCCCGGCACATTCAGGATCTGCGCCACCGATTCGGCCGCCAGCCCCGCATTTACCACGCGCGTCGCCCGCGTTGTTCCCAGCGGATCGCTAATACCGGCCGTCAATCCAAGCAGCGCCCCGTTCGTCCAAGCCTCAGCCGCAAGATTTTCGCTCTGCGCGAATAAATTTCCCGCCGGATCCAGAAACGTGAACGTCTGCCACATCCCCGACGTCGCCACAAACAGCGTCTCAATCGCGGTCCATTCCACCAGCGTCATTCCCTGCGCCTTCAGTTCCCATGCCGTCGCGGCCGCGTCTGGATCCGCCAGCACCACCGTGCTTCCATCGCCCAGCGTATTCACCACCGTGCGCTGAATCGAGTTTTTCGTCACCGGATACAGCGCCGACGCGCCCGTCACCAGTTGTGGAAACACCAGCATGTTAACTTCGGTTCTCCCTGATCGTCACTTGCGTCTTCCCCTGCGACGACTCGTTAAACTCCAGCGTCAGTTGATCCGCGTCGAAGCTGCAATTCGAGTAAACCGTCCCATCGAACGGATCCGCGAAACTGAAATTCCCGGCCCGTCCGCCCTCGCTTAAGAAAAATTGCTGCAGATTCGTCAATTCCCCTTCGTCCAGCAGATCCAGCCGGATCGCCCAGCAATGCAGCGTCGCGCCATAGTTGGGAAATCTCTGCTCGCTGCCATCCAGAAACCGCACCACCTGCGTCGAAAAATTGTGCTGCTGATCGGACGGGTACTGCGCCACCGCGCCCGTCTTCAACGCTGGAAAATTTGCCACCCCTACACCGCCCTAATCACGTCATTCAACGTGGTCGATTGCAGCATCGCCTGCCGCACCGCCTGGGCGATATCGTCGCTGTGATCGAGAAACGACTGGCTATCCATCGCCTGCACGTTCACCGTAATCTGCGTCGTCCCTCCCGACGTTGGCGACGTCCCCGCTGTCGATGCCGGCGCCGGCCGAGGCAATCCTCCATCCGCCGTATCCACTCCGAACGCTCCCGCCGTCGATCCGCTGATCCCCGCCGTCGCATTCACCGGCAGCGGCGCGATATACGGAACCAGCGGTGCCGGTGCGCTGCTCCCACCCCCGCCAAACAAACTCACCAGTCCCGAAATCAGCGGACTCAACCCCAACCCGAACCCGAGCACGCTCTCGATCGTGCCGCCAATCGAACCCGCCGTCGACCCTCCACCCTTCGCGCCCGAATTCTGCGCGACCGCCTGCGTGTTCGCTTCGATCGATTCGATCTGCGTCTGATTCACGGTCTGCAACTGCTGAAGCTGCTGGGTGAGCGAAGTGAGCTGCTGCGTCAGCGCGCTGCTCTCGCCCGCTCCGCTGTTCAGCCCACCCGAGTTCCCCAGCAAACTCGTAACCGCGCTAAGCGGATTTGTGTTCGGCATCGTTTCCCGCTCTCCATTCCCTCTCGAGGATCAAAAACGCATCCGCATCCCGTGCGGATAATTCGCTGATCTCCCGCCCGCCCTCGAACTTCCACGTGAAAAACCGTTCGATCCACTCCATGCTCTGCGGAGTCACTAGCGATTTCGGACACTCCTCCGTCGCCACGCGCCCGCGCGCCCACACCAGCCTTCGAGGACCGACTTTCTCCACCGGCAGCCAGCCGCATCGCCTCCGCGCCTCCAGCTTCTGCCGTCGGCATTCGTCGCATCGCCACGCGGCCTGGCTCGAACTTTGAAAATGGAATGCGACCATCAGTTTTTTCTTTCGTCTTCGCTCAACCCGCACTCGCTCTTGATGCGAGCCAGAATTTCCGCGGCCAGCTCCACGGGCCCCGCTTCGACCAACGACGTCGGCGTCGCGGGCGCTCCGTCGATCTCGATCCCCTCGACGCCGATCAATCCCCAGTCGAGATACGCGCGATCGATCTCCGCCGACGCAACCGCCGCCTCCAGCTTGTCCCGCGCCTCCCCGCCCGCCTCCATGAACTCGATCCGCCGTCCGATCTCGCGGATCTTTCGCGCCAGTTCGATCCTTCTCCCAAACGACACCCGCGCGATTCCGAATCGCACCCCTGCCCGCGTGTCCGAATCGAACCACACCGAGCTTTCATAGCGCTCACCCGAATGCAATATACAGCTCATCATCCACGGTCCCCTGCGCGCGGTCGTTTTGAAATTTCTATTGCAACCTCGTCTGGCTATCGTCGAAACTCCGGGACTTCCGGCACCATCGCCGCGCCGAATAACTGATTCGTCGCTTCCCCCAACTGCAACATCACTGGAATCGGCGATCTCTGCCGAGCCGCCTGATACAACCCCGCCGTCTGCACATCGCACATTTCGAACAATTCGAAATCGAGAATCACTTTTCTCGGCCCCGCCACCACGCACTGCGCAAAATCGCTCCCGAATTCCTTCACTCGCAGCTCCAGATCGTTATCCAGCGTCAACGTCGCAGCCGTCAGCGTCATAAACTGCGCCGGCGTCACGCCCAGCCAGATCTCGCCGAGATGCCCCGGCACGATCGTGTAATCGAACCCCGTCAACGCCGGCTCAGCCGGATATGCGCTCAGCCCGCCCTCGCCCGACGTGAAACTCGCGCTATCGATCAAATCCCGAGCCGGTCCCGTAAAATCGAATTCCTGAAAATCTCCGTTGACTTTCACCGCCATCGTGTTCATCGCCGCCCCGTCAAGAATCCTCTGCACCGCCGACGATGGATCCCAGTAATCGAAAATACTCACGCTTCCGAGGGTCTCCGCCAGGTTATACGTGACCGTAGTCCCGAACGTGGACCCCGCCACCGGAATGTTGTTGAACGGCGCGTTCAGGAAAATCGTTTCCGCATCCTGGATCGCCGCGACGAACCGCATCTCGTCAGAAAACGTTACGCCCTGCCCCGCGCTCAACCCATGCGCCGCCGTGAAATGAATTTCCGTGCCCCCCGTCACCGACGCGACCGTTCCGCCCGTATAAAACACCGGCGTCGCCCCCATCGCTGCCTGAAACAGAGGACCCAGGCTCGGCTGGATCGTTTGATTCGTCCACTCCGTCATGAACGTGTTCAATTGAAAACTGGTCGTCTTTCGAATCGTGTTCGGCAGTCCCGGAAACGTCCGGCTTCCTGTTTTGTCGCGGCGCTTGGTCTGCTCCGCAACCTGCTTGGCTCCTAGCTTCACCACCGGAATCCGGTTCGCGGCCGTGATCGCCGGAACAGTTCCGTAAGTCGATTCCAGGACCGCGTAAACCCGCTCATTATTCGACGACGTATAACAACATGACATTAACTTTGTCCCCTTAACTCGACAAATCCACTTCGAACGTCACCCTCGCCACCTGCAGATGATTGCGCCCACCCTGCTGCACCGGATCGAAGCTCACTTCATAATGGCCCGTGAAAAACAAGCCTTGCCCCCAACTCCCGCGATTCGTGTCCAGCACTTGCGTCACTGCGTCGACATACAGCCGCAGTTGATCCTCGATCCCCTCGATCCGGTCCTGCGACACGCGCACTTCCGCCACCGTCTGCACTTTTCCCGAAAAGGTCCGGAATTTCTCCGTCAATATATTCCGCACCCGGTTCGAATACACATGCACCACCGGATACTTCACGGATGTGCTTCGCTCCGCAATCGCGATCGTCACGTTTTGATTCACGATATTCGCGGGAGGAATCGGCGCCAGCGGAATCCCCGAATCCGACGCCAGGTTGGACACCGCCGCGCCGATCCCGGTGTCCGTATCTGTCAAAAAGGTCACGAATTGTTTTGCCGCGATGCTCGCCGTCTGCGCCACGATGTTTATCCTCGCCTCAATGTCGGCCCGCCGATCACGTACGTATCCGCAGCCTGCCCGTCGCCCACCGCAACCCCCGCCACCAGGTCTCCGGCCGCAACCGTGAAGCTCTGTCCGATCGGAACCGGCGTCGAGTTTTGAAGCGTCAACGACGTCGAAGTCGATCCCACATACACGTTGAACGCTGTAGCCACGCTCGGTGGATTAACCCCCGAAACCACCACCGTCGTCCCCGCCACCGATTCGAACGTCGTCACCGCGCTCGGCGCCCCTTCTTGTGCCATCGCCGAAACCCACGTCGTCGAAATGTAGTAAACCGTGTCCGCCGCTCCCGGCGATGGAGTCATCATGAACGCCGGCGTCTGCGCCTGCGGAATCGGAGTCAACACCAGCCCGATTCCGACGCTGATCGTGTGCTGACGGGCATTCTTCGACAACATCTGATATTCCGCCCATTTCGCCTGATAACGATCATTCAGTTGATTGTTAAATGCATCCCGATACACAAGCGCGAGCGTATGCAGCGCATGCCATCGCTTCATTTGCGGTGACACCACCACGTCCGACACGCCGATCATCCGCCGCAGCGTCGACTCCGGGTCTACTGACCGCGTGTGGTCCAGCAGAATGTCCAGCACGCCCTCTGAAATCTCCTCGGTCGCCAGTCCCAGCTTCACGCCCAGGTCGATTTCCTCCACCACCGCGACGCTGAGAACCTGCGTCTCATAGACCTGCAACGCCGCCGTGTCGTTTGGATTGCCATCCGTCAGAAGGGCCATATTCATTGCTCCTTACGACTTTTCCCCAGCCCGGGTGCGCTCTTAGGGCGCGCGCCCATCGACGTTCTCCACTTGGCCTCCGTCTCACTCCGGAACTGCGCCGCGACTTCCGTGCTCGCCAGATCCGCGGTCTCCTGCGCGATCATCCGCGCCGCCACCGTGCGAGGCACCTCGGTTCGCACTCCCGCCCGTCCCCCATCCGAGGTCTCGCGGCTCACAATCACCACCGTCTCTTCATTGATTTCCGACTCGATCTTCCGGATTTGTTGATAATAAGCGCGCAAGTCCATACGTGTTCCTTTTTTAAATTTGAAAAAGGGGACTGACCACTCTGTCCCCAATGCGATGCGCTTGCCCCTGAGCAAAGTGTCTCCCTCGTGGACAGAGCGGTCTGTCCCCTTTTTCAACACCTTTGCGAGCTCGCTGCTTGCCAGCCCCTTTTTCAACACCGATTACGAGTTCACCTGCACCGCGAAATTATTCCGCAGCGCGCCCACGCCATACAGCACGTCCACCGTGAACTGCTGCGCCAGCGTGTTCGGTTGATAACTCATCGTCACGCGCATGCCGAAGTTACCCAGCTCCGCATACTCCGCCACCGCGCCCGTTCCCGGCAGCGGTTGCGGCAGGCGCCGGACCACCAGCCCGATCGCGTCCCGCGCGAACGCCAGATTATGCGTCGTCACCGGAGAGCTCCCCGTCTTCGTCACAAACTGCGAACGGAAGATGTAAAAATCTTTCATCTTGCCCACACTCCCGTCGACAATCGCCCGCAGCCCCGCTTCTCCCGCCGTGTTGAATTCGCTGAACCGAGGGATCTGCCGCAGAGCCGAATACGCGTTCGAATCCACCACCAGGTACTTCGACGCGCTCGCCGGCACCATGGACGCGAACAATTCCGTTTCCGCCTGATCCACCGCGGCTTCTGTCAGCGCCGTCCCGCCCGTTCCCACCGCAGTATTTACGCTGAACAGCGGATACAGCGACAGCAGATCGGATTCGATCCTCTCCGCCAGCGCCACCACCGCCGGTTGCATGTACAGCTTCAGCAGATCCGGAACCGCCAGCACTTTCGCCACGTCCGGAATCTGGAACGACGCTTCCACGTGATTCGTCAGCACGATCTGCGCATTCCCCGGGTCCGGATTTTGCAGT